GCTCGTGTCAGAGTATAGACCTAAACTGTGGAGACTTCAAGAGGTCTGTGACACTCCCTGTCACTCTCGTGTCTGTTCAGTCACAGGAGTAAAACCACCCAGTAACCACCGGTGGTTATTTGCGTATGAAAAGCCGCGTTATCAATACGAATGATCGGGAAAGTCATAGCCAACCCAGATCAGCAACCGGACGATCCGGCTTGCGAGAAATGGAAAGCGCTCGTCATAGCGCCAGGACAGGTCGTCGAGCCAACGGTACAGCATCGAGCACATGATACACTCTCAGCATCAGGGCAGCGACCTCTGGCTTAAGCTGGGGGGTGATGGTCAAGGTCGCACCCTGCCCCCACTTGAGGTGACCCAATGAAGCTCTATGTTCCGCTTTCAATGGACGACCTCGACCAACTCATGGAGATGGCCCGCTCTGAGGGTCCGAGGATGCGAACGCAGGATGTAGCGGCGCGGTTGCTGCATGCCGTCCTTGTCGAGCTCAAGAAGATGGCAGAAGAGCAAGAGCAAGTTGTGCTAGAATCGCCCGATGCCAGCAAAAGCAACACCGATTCTGACGTGTCTTATGTGCAAGGAACGGATCGCCAATGACGAGCCGTATATTCTTGATATGTACGCGCGCCCCTGGTGCGAGACGTGTGTGATTGACTATCTCGGCCAGTACGAACCCCGTGCTAGAATCGCCTGAACGGGAGCACCGTTAAATGCCGAACGCCTGGTCGTCATTGACCAGGCGTTCGTTATGATGGGGGCGTGGCTACCGAATCAAACGCGAGTATAACTCACAACCAGCACCGGCTTCGGTGGAAACAAAGGAGTAAAGATTCCGAGCATCAAGAGCCGCGCACAGCCGGATCGTTGCGTGCGCTCAGACTGCGTGACCACCGACCACCCATCACGGGCAAGTTTGTTTGCATCCTTCTCGAATGCCTTCCGATCGTCATATTCGCGAACCATTGTTGTCTTCGGTGCCATCTGATTCATTCCTTACTATCGTTACGAAAGATTCGTATGCCTACTCGTTGATCGCGCCTGGAGTCTACCGACTCGTGTGCTGGCGGTCTTGGGAACCGATAAGAGTATGCTGAGGGGAAGCTGAGAACCTACCAGGCTAGAGCGCTTCGTCCTCAGCCAGCGCCAGCAAGTCAACGCCGTCTTTGGCCGCCTCATCCACAAGCGTTTGTCGCCACTCGCCTTTGATCGTGGGAAGGCCGTGGGAACTGTCTGTCGCGTGCCACATCCCCGCGATGCCGTCCCAATCCCGATTCTCGATCATCACCCGCACGGTCATGTTCGGGGCCGCCTTCTCGATCTGTTCCATCGTGGTCATCAGAGACTCCTTGCCGGGTATCCGGCCTCATCAAACAAAATAATGCGACTCGCCATATAGCGCGAATCAAGGTCCAGTTCGAGCAGCACCGGCAACTCAGCGCAGGCCGCCACAAACGCCTGGTCATCAGTCAGTCCGTGCTCAGTCGTCATCTCATGGATGAGGTCAAGCAGCTCCTCGAAGTCTGCATAGGTGTTCAGCGTGATCATGCTGCCCGCCTATCGCGCCGGGCCAGCACCGGCAGCACGTCGACCTCATCGAAGTACACGCGCTCGAGCTCGAGCGTCAGGCTCTCATCAGCGAACGCACTGAAATCGCCATCCAGGAATGAGGCCGGTAGATCATCATCGTCCAGCACGGACGGCAGCGGTAAGTCGGCGACGGGATACAGGCCGGCAGCCGCCAGGGTTGAGACAATCGACCAGGCCGCTTTGTGCCAGCAGCAACCGCGCGTACACGGGCAGCTACAATCATCGCCGTCCGTGAGCTGCACTTCGTTCTGGCGGCTGGCGCTGACGATATGCAGCACGCCCTCGTCGACGCGCCAGGGCTGCGACATCAGCCGGCCCTCGGCTTTCTCCAGCGCCCGGTGCAGTGACGACGCGCCCGGATGCGCCAGCCGGACCAGCAGTGAGGCCGCGCTGATGAGTTGCGGAGTTGTGACCGTCTGCCGTACCATTGTGTCCATCATGGGTAGCGTACTCCCCGTGGTAAGGCCCGGTCGAGTCCTTTGACACTCGAACGGGCCGCTTGTTACGCCCGGCGCTTTGCCGGTACTTCAATCAGGTTCAACGCCTGAATCCCTGCCCGCATGGTTGCCCATGTTCCGAGTGTCTCACCGCCCGCGACCGCTGTGAAGGTCTTTGCGGTGTAGTCGATGAGCCAAAGAACTTTCCTACCGTCAGTCGTGAGTGTGATTGTTGCCGCCGCTGCCTGATATCCCATAACCAACCTCCAAATACTATACACGGTATAATACCATACATTCTATCCATTGTCTAGTAGATGTGCTATGATAAAGGCATCAGATAGGGGGCAAACCATGAAGCAGGAAAAGATCATCTTCTCAACAGAGGCCGCAGAGATTCTTGGTGTCAACCGGCAGCGGATTAACCAGCTCGCCAATCAAGGCCACATCGGAAAGCGGGTTGCCGGACGGTATTGGGTATTCACCCGTTCGGAGCTCGAGCGATACCGGCAGATACCCCGCCCTAAGGATGGACGCCGGAAGATCGGAGTGCAGCCGGCCTAGACTTCTAGATGACGGAAAACCGAACGCCCGCACTACAAGCAGTGTGATTGACGCTTGCAGTACGGGCAGATCAGAATGACAGGAGAATTGTAGCATGGACACTTGCCGATTTTGTGACTATCCTGTTGACGCTCTGCCACCCCGAGTTCGTAACAGGTTGCTCGATCACCAATATGTGCGGGCGTGTCTGACCTGCAGGAGAGCAGTTGAGATCGGTCATTTCGTCGTTGCGATCCGCAAAGGCCAGTACAGTATCGGTGCCGTGTGCTGCCAATGCCGTTCTCAACACGTACGCTTCCGGCGCCAGAAGGGGCCGCGACGTCGAGATCCCGTCTCACCAAAGACGCGATTTCTGATCTTGAAACGCGATAGCTATCGGTGCCAGATTTGTGGCGCCAGGGCAAGCGATGATATGACACTCGAAGTCGATCATCGAATCCCCGTGGCAAAAGGTGGCCTGAACACAGACGATAACCTTTGGACCCTATGCGCCGAATGTAACGCAGGGAAGCAGGCGATGGATTTGTAACGCTGATCCTCGACCTTTGGCCAGTACGTCCTACCCCCCCCGGCCTATTGACTCAGGGCTGTCGGGGAGTAAGGTTGGATGATGAGCAAAAAAAAAGCCGGCCACGCGCTCACAACGCAGGCCGGACCAACACAAGGAAATCTGTCTCTATGGACGATAGTACCACGATTGACCGCCCGGTCAATGTAGCATTTCGGGACCAATTGATTGCCCACGGCTGGCGCGTTGAGAGCGCCGACTTCCTGGCATCCAAAAGCGATGCCGATATCGCGGCCAATCTCGGCCCGCGATTCCTGAAACGGCTTCGTCGTGAAATGCGCCTGGCCGCGTGCCAGCAACCCCCACGGGAGGACACACCATGAGTACTGAACAATGGACCGCGCGAGATGCGCGCCGGCCTGGTCACTTCTGGGCTGACAATGAAGTCTATGACCGCTACGCCCGCACCGTGGGTGTCAGTGCGTTTGCCGTCTATATGGCACTCACGCGCTACGCGGATAACGACGGAACGTGCTACCCCTCATACCAGACTATTGCCGATGGGCTGGGCACTAGCCGCCGGACCGTGATACGGGCAATCCAGACCCTTGAACGCTACGAGCTGATCCACATTGAAGCACGGCGTCTTAAGCTACGAGGTCAGACGACCAACGTGTTTACGCTCTGCCAGATTGATAAAACCGGGGTATCACAGATTTACCCCGGTCCACCAACCGGGGTGTCACAGAGTCACCCCGATACCGACCGGGGTGTCACAGAGTCACTACCGGGGTTAACCACTGACACTGGGGGGGTGTCACAGGTTTACCCCCATATTAACAATACTTACGTTAATAAGACTCAATTAACAACACCACCACCAGGGGTAGTGGTACGTGGTGGTGGTGGTGACGAAAGAATGGAGAGTGACGACGATGAGAACTTGCCAGAGGATAGCCATGAAGTCGAGGCTGACATCGTGCATCTCAAGGCAGATCTGGTTGACGCACTCGTCCGCGCGGGCGTCCGGCGAGAGGAAGCGCAGAAAACGGTCAACGCCGGAACGGTCAAGAGTGATCGTGATGTGGTCATCTGCAAGCGATACCTGGACGCGTCCGGCGCGGACAACCCCGGCGCCGTCCTCTGGTCAAAATACTTGAAGCTCGACGAGCTGCCGCCCATGCCGCAGATGACCCCTACCGATCCCGGCGTGATAGATGCCGCGCGCCGGCTGAGCGCAGACCTCGACAGGCAACGTGACCAGGCTGGCGGGCCGATGATTGACCAGCGCGCACTCGATGCGCTCAAAGCTCGTCAGGCCCGTGGGGTGCTCAAACCGATGCCGGCAAAGAAGCCAGCGTTTGAATGGGTGCAGCCATGAGCGCTAGAAGGTCGTACAGGACCATGAGAAGGCCGGAGCGCGACGAAAGGCCACAACTCCATACTCTTACTGTCCTGGCGCCACAACGCCGCACAGGGGGCTGGCTATCGAAAACCGCGACCTATGCCGCGGGCCAGGTCGGATGGGGTGTGCATCCCGATATATCGCCGGTCGATTGGTTGGTGTTTCGCAAGGCAATGCTGGCCGCGCAGAAGGGCGGTATCGACAGGTGGAATGAAGCACGCGCGCTGCTTGAGGCAAACGGTTGGCAAATCCTTGAGTGATTGGAGACGACGATGCTAAGGTGGATGCTCTGGCAGATTGAGGATCTGGCGGTGTACCTGCCAGGTCCGGTACGCAGATGGTGGGCCTGGCGGCAGTTAGGGCGGCTCCGGTGAGCGCGCTGGTCCTGCTCATCATTGGCGGGCTGGTCGTGCTGCTGCTGCTGTTCATCGCCGCGTCATGGTGGCTGATGTGCGAAGTTCGCCGGCTGAACGCCGAGAATACTAAACTCGCCGAGCAACTCGACATCTGGATCGGGATTGCCAGGGGAAAGGTCGTGACCTATGACCACACCGACCCAGCCGCGCATCTCGGACTTCTGGATTGAGCGTACCGATGAGCGCCGGTTGCGGCTGGCCCGCGCGCATCGTCAGCAGCAGCTCGCGAGACAAGGACGGCAGCCACGCGCGCCGTACAAACACCGTGGTGACATCAACCGCCCGCTGTGGTTCATCGATGATCGGAAGGATAGGCAAGGATAACGATGTTTCACGCACCAAATAAATACCGCGTCCGAACAGGAGCGTATGCCTCACCTGACGAGTACGGTAATAGCGGACATTTCCGCGTGCCGATTGGGACAAAGTACGCAACCATCATTTGCTCAGACGGTGAAGGATGGGAACACATCAGCGTGAGCTTTCCTGATCGTTGCCCCACATGGGGTGAGATGTGCAAGCTCAAGGCGATCTTTTGGGATGCCGAGGATACGGTGATGCAGCTCCACCCGCCCGAATCGGAATGGATTAACAATCATCCGTACTGTCTTCACCTTTGGCGGCCTGTCGGCGTTGAGATACCCCGCCCGCCCGGTATGTTGGTCGGATTGAAAGCAAAAACACGTTGAGCGCAACAGAGCGCAAAAAGCATTGCGCGATTGCATAGAAGGATAGACCAATGCTGAAACCGGAATGGATAGAAGGCCCGCACGCCGATGGTGAGTATAGCGCGTATGCCCTGCTCGACGAGGTGCGCTATGAATCGTATCGGCTACGAGTGGTTCAATTTGAATCCGGCTCCTGGGTTGGCCTCATCACATACTACGTTAACCCGTTCGAGTATTTCAACGCGAACAAGCGGAGGCTGCCCGATGTGGAGAGTGCAAAGGTGTGGTGTGAGACTGCGTTGATACACCTGATGATCGTCGGCACGGAACTCGGAATCGAGGAGGATCAGTATGACCAAGGGACGTGAGCCCGACCGGAAATCACAGTCAGGCCGCACACGGCAAGGCAAGACACTCGGCAAGGTCGAAGTAAGTAATGGCTTTGGCGCGAACACGCACGAGCCATACGTTGAGGTCAACTGGCCCACCGATAGCGGCTCAATCCAGCTTGACCCTGACGAAGCGCGGCTGATTGCCCGCATGATCGCCGAAGCTGCCGAAGCCGCCGATCAGGACGCGTTTTTAATCTCCTTTATGATGGACGATATTGGCCTTGACTTTGACCAGGCCGCGCAGATCATCCCACGCTTTGCGGCCTGGCGTCGTGAGCGGTGGGACAAACAAAAGACACCGAGCGCATAGGAGGCACCATGAATACGGACACCGGAGAGATGGGGCGGTACGAGGATGTGTTGAGAAACGCAAAGCCGGGGGAACGGGTTATCCCAGCAACGATCATCCCTGACCCGCGCACGCAACCGAAACGCGCGCCACAGTTCTACGGGCCACGCAAACCGCTGCGAGAGGTCCGGAGAGAGATTCGGGAGGCCCGGAAGGAATGATACCGTTTGACTATCTGTTCATCGGCTTGCTGGTGGTGCTGGTGGTTGGTATCGCCATCGAACGGTGGCGCACGCGTGACGAGCGCTATCTCGACAGGCCCGTTGACCGCCACTGGACCCAGGTCAAGCCGCCTGATGAGGAGAAACCACGATGACACCCGAACTCCGACAGTTTATTCTTGACCATGACTTCCTTGTCACAGAAGTTGAACGGCTGAGAACTGCACTGCTGTATGTTGGGAAAGCACTCAGCGACATACAGGATGCGTGTGATGATCGCGGCCAGCATCAGCTCGGTCATCTTGTGTTTGGTCTGAAAGTCAAAGTTATGGAAGCACACAACCAGGCGGCGTCGCCTGAAAAAAGGGATTAGAACTCTAGCGGCGGGAGTGCAGCTCGTGCGTCGCGCATGGTCTGCTCGTGCTCGTGCATCAGCACTTCGGATTTGAGCCAGTCGGTTATCTGGACCTTTGCGAACTGGGCTTTCGTCTGGTCCTTGCCGGCCTCGTCCTTGCCGGAGTAGCCGTGGCGGTCGGCCAGGGCATCGAGCACGCGTGGCGCGATGGCATCCGGTATCGTGATTGTTATGTTTGCGATGGTACGCCTTCCTTCCTGTTTGCTAAAGAATTATTCCACTGTGCCGAACGCACGCAGATTCAGAAGAAAGACGCGGTTTGCACGCATTGAATCCATCCCGCATGTGCACGGCTGATGCTGGCCTGCAATCAGCGCATCGCACCAGGGGAAGTGAGATCCAACGGCGTCCTGTATCCAGAGGATTGTGCGCTCAAGCCGTGTGATCTCGTCCGGTTGCCAGGTATCAAACATCGTTCCCCCTATACGAGCGTCACTTTCTTCCGGGTCGTGCCAACCGTGAACCAGAGGTCGGTACCGTCATATTCTAGCGCGCCATTCTCGGCGGTCGTCATCACCGGTCCAGCCGTGAGCTTGATCGGTGCGGTATTGGCCGTCGCACTGCCGGCTGCGATATGCACGCGTGCGGTCGGCGTGGTCACAGCGCCAATGCCTATATTCCCCGTCGCTGCTATCCGCATCCGTTCGGTCGGTAAGGCCCCTACGGTGGCCGGAGTGGTCCGGAATATCAATCTGCCAGGGTTGATATCGGTCGTGACCGTTGCGGCCGCCTGAGCTTCGATGTTGGCTACCACGAAGTTGGTGCTTGTCGAGGTGTCAGCCGCCCAGAATTGCAGCACGCCGATCGTATCGTCGAGCGTGACCGATGCATCCTGGCGGCGTAGCGTCAGCACCCCGCCAATCGTATCATTCACGTCGAGTCTGCCAACCGGAGGAGAGCCGCCGATACCGACATTCCCCACCTCGTCAATCGTCATGCGGCGTGACCCGGTGTTGGTCGTCGAGGTGGCGCCGGTGTACAGCAGGATCGTGGTCGCGCTATTGTGTATCGCTGTCCCGCCGCCAATGAACAGCGTGTTGGCCGTCGCGGCGTTGGTGGCAAGCATCATGGCGACTGATTCCTCGGCGTTGGTGTAATGCGCCGAGGCAACACGCGCGAACTTGCTTGTTGCATCGGTGCGCGTTGCCAGCCCGTTATCCGCGCCGAGCATCAGGGTCACGCCGCCCCACATGATGTCCACGGCATTAGTGAACGTCGTTGCCAGTGCGGTCACACCCTTTTGCACGAACCACGTTGCAAGAGTGGCAATGTCGGTCTGCGTAAATCTCATGAATCTTCGATCTCCCCTAACACACCTTGAACTCCGCTCTTGTAGGACAGTTCGCCGGGAGATGACCATATAGTCTCAGACATATAGATGTTCTCGATGCTCTCAATCGACACGCCAGGAGCAACCGATGACGGCACAAAGTCTACTTGACGGAGGACACTATCCGGTCGCACCAGATACAGCGGAATCGGCGCCCCGCTTGTGTCCGTGATCGTGCCGTCGAGCTGCTCCAGGTAGTCAACCGCGCTGCTATACCGCTTCGATTCGTGGAGGTACGGAATCCGGCCCTGTCCGACGCCAAACACAAACTCTTTGGTGCCGGTGAGCGGACCAGCCGCCTGGCGCGTCAACCGCTTGATAATCTCGCCCGGTGGCTCGAACTTGTCGAAGATATGCACAATCGCATCGAGGTTATCCCCGATGATGTGGGACTGGTCATCGATGAGATACGGCGCCGATCCAAGATGCGTATCGTGGAGAATCGTCCGGATGATATCCAGCACCCACTCCAGTTCGTACGGGTTGGTGGCCGAGTAGTAATACTGCGAGTACCACAGCGTCCGGTACCAGCCCAGACACTCAATCTCAATAAGCGGCTCACCTCCGCTGTCGGGTGCGCCTCCGCTTGACTCAGGCAACCACAACAGACGACGCCGGGATGCCAGCAATGACTCAGCCTTGCGTGTAGCGTACTCAGTCGGCCACAGACCGCTCAGCGTGTAGGCAAAGCTTGGATACCTGCCATCATAGGCATCCGGACCAACCACCAGCGTGCGCGGCGGCTCATCCGGTGGCAGGCCGGCCAGCGGCACGTAGTTGTAAAAGATGCGGCCCCACTCCGCGTATCCTTCCAGGCTGCGGGTGCGCCGGCGGCGTCCCGTCCCAAACCGGACACTCCAGATGAACCCTTCCCACAACCACTCCCCGTTGTCTGACCAGATTTCGACCGGACAACCCAACCAGCGGTCGGCAATCGCATAGCCTTCATCGAACGTGCCTGCTAGTGCAATGCGTGCCTCCAGCGGCCCCCACATGGCCGCATGAGTCATTGACAGGTCGGAGATACGCCCGCTGAGATCGGCTTTGAGATTCGTGGTGGGGAGTCCGGTCGGATGGTTGCCTTCTTTGTCCAGCACGCGCACCTGCACCAGACAGCGCCTCTTAATCCAATTGAGTACGAAGGCAACACTTGCACGCTCAACGTCCCGCCTGATGCGGCTGTATGGCGGGTTGCTTCGTGCATGGCGATCCAGAACGGCGGCGTATCGCCTGGCGTCAGTGGATGCAGCACCCCGAATCGTTCGGCGTTACGGACCAGGACTGCCGTTGTCGACGTCACGTACTGGTCTGGACTCACCAGCGGAAACACGAACGTATCATCACGCGCTACCGATTCGTAGATGAGCTTCTGCGTATCGGCGATGGCCGCTTTGAGTTTCACGAATGACCGGATCGGAATGAACTCGATATAGTCAGCACGGATCGTCACGGATGAGCCGTCACGACTGCGCGCCTCGACGCTGAGCAGTATCTTGGAGGAGTTGTCCTGATTGGCACGATTGGTAAAGGTCGCTGGAATCAGCAGCGGTCCGAGGTCAACCAATGCCCACTCGTTGACCACACCCGGAAACGCCACCCACGTCGCTACCTGGAAGATCGTGCCAGCAGTCCCGCCGATGAGTGCGAAGCGCAGCTCCAGCAGACCCGGTGTGCCAGCCGTCACCTTGATACGCGCCATTGCCCGCACCGGGTCATTCGTGGTCGGCGCCCAGGTCGTGACCGTCGCAAGGCTCGTCCCGCTCGTGACCACGAACTCGTCAGACCCCGCGCCACTGGCCGTTGCATCCACGATGGTATCAAACTCATGGACGATTGGCGCATCGCCCAGCTCGGCAACCCACACTTCCGACCAGGTAACGCCGCTGGTATTCGTGACAATCAGCGCAAGCGGCGCGGGCATGTCACCGGGCACAACCGAGGTATTGATTGCGTTATTGCCTGGGCTATTTATGACACTTATTGCACTTGCAATACTGCTCATCGCTCCGGTGTGCGGCACTGGGGCAAGCGTGAGCGTAAACTGTACGGTCAACTCGGTTGCGATGCTCGACATATCCAGCCAGTTGATATCGGTATCAATCGGCTCCGGCATCAGTGGCACACCCGTCACCACGCGGTAGCTCGGCTGCGTGACGCCCTGGCGCGCGAACTTCAACCGGACGGGAGAGCCGATACGCTGCTCCTCCCACCGCTGCGCCTGCTCGAGCATCAGGATGAGCGTCTGAAAGCGCGCGTCGAGGTTGTCTGCGGTTGTCCCAACAATGTTGACCACGAACTCAGCCGCCACATCGTCCAGGCTGGACGCTACTGTCCGACTGCCATCCGCGAACGGGAAGCCGGACACGCGCGCCAGCTTGCGATTCGGACGAGGTGCGCCATATGAGACGAAATGGTAGCCGGCTACCGTGGTCATCGCCAGGTCAAGCGTCGTTGTGCCATCGCTTAAGCTCAGAACATGAGACATTATCTCGTCCTCGCCAGCCGGTTACGCCGGTCGATTTCATCTGCCACGCGGCCCGCCAACACCCGCGTATCCTCGCCTGGTAGCTGGTAGATCACAATGTTATTCGTGGTGAGACTCCCGCCGCCTGCCCCAAGCGGTATAGGGGTTAATGACTGGCTCGTGAGCGGTTGCTCTCCCGTCGCCCCTGGTAGACTCTTGCTCTCCGAGCCGCCCGGTATAGGCGGTAGCTCGACGCCCGGTATGAGGCTGATCAGACGAATGAGTTCGTTGATAGCGTCAATCGCAGTCCGGATCGCATTCATAATCCCTTCGATGATGCCGGAAATGGTTGACGATGCGGCAGATACCGCGCCAGTAATCGCGCTCCACGCTGTACCCCAGGCTGATTGAAGCGTTGAGATGGTCGTTCCAACCAGGTCAATCGCGGTGTTGATCAGCGGAAAGACATCGGTTTGCATGAATGTCCATGCCGTGCTTATCGCGTTCTTGATCGCCGTCCATGCTGTATCCCAATCTGATTTGAGCGTGTCGATGGTCGTGCCAACCAGCTTCATCGCAGCTATCAGGAGCGGAAAGACGTTGGTTTGCATCCATGACCAGGCGGTATCAATCGCAGTCTTGATCGCGGTCCATGCTGTTTCCCAGGCTGTTTTCATAGCGAGATTGGCGGCTGGTATCTTCTCGTCGAGCCACGCTTTGACCGCCAAAAGGATCGGTGCGACATCAGTATTCCACCAGGTTGTGATGGTGGTACGCATCCCGCCCCAATCACGATCCCAGATGGTGACGAGCAGACCGACCGCCGCGCCGATGGCCGCGATTGGCAGCAGGACCGGCGCGAGTGCGGTAATGGTTGCCACAGCCGCCGTTGCAGCCGCAACGGACCAGGCCACAAACGCCGGGACAACCACGGTGATCAGCATAGCGGCGAGGGATGACAGGATCGCCGCTAGATTGTCGCTGACGAACGCAGAGACGGTCGTAAGAATACCTGAGACCCCCCCCATGGCTGTTACCCACTCCCCGAAGGCGGTGATCACGCTCTGGATCGCAGGCACGACGACCCCGCCGAGCACTTGCCCAAGCACTCCAAACGCCTGGTTGATCAGCAGGATCTTGTCGCTGTTCTGCCACTCGCCGTTATAGGCGGCGATAAAGGTCAGCACACTATCTCGTACAAGATTGAAGGCGGTCACGGCGAGACTGATAGCGCCGGGGAGCACATCGCTCAGCCAGGTCGTCAGCGGCTCAAGGAACGGAACAGACTCACCGATTGATTGGAGCGCCGCCTGGATACCGCCCGCGATGCCGGTGAAGTTGCTCCAGAGATTGAAGGCGTGTGCGGCATTCATGATCGGTGTCACGATTGCCGGGATCGCTGTGTCGGACAGCCAGGTGAACGCGGCACCCAGCCCGTTGACCAGACCATCGACGAGCGACTCGATCCCGGCCTGTATCTCTGGACTGTTCAACCAGGCCATCATGCCGTTTAAGGCCGGCAACACCTGCGCGCCGACGCTCTCCGCGAGTTCCCCCATGCTGTCGGTAAACTGCGCCATGCCACCATCGGCCTTAGCAGCAGCAGCAGCAGACCCGCCAAACTCTTTATTGAGTTCTGCAAGGATGACCGCCTGCGCTCCGGCCATATCCCCGGCCAGTTGCATGGCCTTGATCTGTTCCTTCTGTTCCTTGGTGAAGGTCACGCCGACCTTCGTAAGCGCACTCACGCCCTCAATCGGATTGTTGAGCGCCTTGCCGAGCTGGACAGCAGCGCCGCCCGCATCCGTGCCGAGCGCCTGCGCCATGTCGAGCATGACCTGCGTGGTATCGGGGAGTTTGGCGGTGATGTTCGTAAAAGTAAGAAGCATATTTTGACCACGTTGGATGTCGTCGTCGCCAAATAAACTCTTGCCCGATGCTGCCGACAATGACCCCGCCATATCCGCGATCTGTTCTGCCGAGAATCCCGCCGCGCCACCTGTACTTTCGATAACCGCTTGCGTTTGTGCCATGACCAGGTTGGCTTCTCTGGCATCCCCGATGCCGGACGCGAGCGCGGCACCCAGCGCACCCGCCCCCACGATTGCACCACCGAACGCCAGGCCGCCCACCGCTTTCCCGATGGTGCCTAAACTCCCGCCGATCTTACTCAGACCAGCGGAGGCCTTATCGACAACGCCAATGACCAGGTTCAGTTCAGCGGTGCTTGCCATCACCGTTCCTGCGTTTCATAATTGCGATCTTTCGCTTTGTGATGAGTGCTTTCTGTCTGCGCTCACGGGCATTGCTGTCGAGGTCGGCCTCCTGCACAGCATGGTCGCCCTGAGCCGTGCGGTACGCCAGCAGCTCAGCGACAAACTGCGCCGGCATCCGGTCAACCTGGTCCGGTGTCCAGTGATACGCGTCCGCAAAGATCACGTAGAGGTCATAGCTTCCGCCGGTCTCACCAGCCTTACCATCGAGGACTGAGAGCCAGCGGTCGATGCGTTTGGGTCAGGCATTGCATCCGTGTTAACCTCGTTGATCTTCTCGCGCGCCTTGATAAACACCGGAAGCATCCGTTCCAATCGCTCGATGTTCTCCGGCGTACATGGCACTGCTCGTTTGGTCATCGGGTCCACGAACGCGGGTCCATCCCAACCGACTATATTGTGTATCGCCAGTGCGAGCTCCTGACTGCCGGTGGTGACGTGCAACTCACCGACCTGGCCGTTGGCAATCGCCATGCGTGCCAGCGTGTCGCGCACTCTGCACCACGTTCCATAATCCATCCGCGGCTTGATATAGATCGTATCGTCGCCATCAGTGACGGCCAGCCGGGTTGTGTCTACAAATGCCGAGATGGTCATAGCGTCGTCCGATTCGACTGAACATACAATGCCCAGCTATAGCCAACCGTCGCATCTTTGGTGCTGGTGATGGTCACGTCTAAGGTCCGGTTGGTTGTTTCAAACTCACCCCACGCGGGTTCCGCGAGGATACCAAAAATGTCCCATTGGATATAGTGATATTGGCCCGGATCAGCTGCGATTGGTGCCCCGCTGATGCGGACCCTGACTTTGCACGGTGTCCCGGCGTCCATCAGATCCCACTCGGCTGTATCGGGAACCTCGAACCGCAGCGTACTCGTCGCGGCGCGTTTGCCGACGCCCGTCCGGTTGAAGCTCAGACCGCTCGTCGGCCCACCTGGGAGAAACTTGCGTGTCCGTGTCAGGTCTGCCGAGAGCGTTGCCGATACCAGCCGTGAGACAACCTCGGTTGTCCCGATGACGCCTGCCCCGGTATCAATCCAGCATTGCATATAGGTCGGCAGCAACGCATCGCCCACGGCCCGCGTCGGCACAACCGGATCGGAGACTTTGGTCATGGGTTGCCCCATCCCGTTTATTTCAATCATCACCGGATCCGTGCCAGTAGCATCGCTCGTGATGGTGAACGCATCGGCCATCGAATACGCGGCTTGCCAGATTTGCACGTTCGGATCGCCAAAGAACAGCGTTGCCGATTTCTGCACATCAGAGGTTACTATCGGCGTGAAGGTCCATAGCCGCGAGGTGGTGCCACCTGGTGGTGCCACACCAGTGGTTACTGGCTTGACCAGCATATTGAACCAGAACGGCGCATTGTAGGTGTCAATCGCGCCGCTGACTTGCCACTCCGACCACTTGCGGGTGATCGTCTCCGATGCGTACAGCTCCAGGGTGCCGTCCGTGATGGTCTTGCGGTACACGTCCATCGCCTGTTGGATGGTCCCGCCCAGATAGAAGCTATGTGTTGGGACCGGGATCACCGTCCCGCGCGTGACCTCAAGTGCACCCAAAAATTCCTCGAAGGCAATCTCCACTTTATGTCAACCTATTCCCACCAGAGGTGGACTAGACCGGCGCGACCTCATCAGTCGGTTCGGGTTCGGGTTCGGGCTCTGCCGCCTCTTTGGTTGCTTTGGGTTTCGTCTTACGGAACGCTGCCCACGCGTCAATGCTCGTACGAACGTGTTCAGGAAACTCGTTGTACTCGTCCTCCGTCAGGTCACGCGCGGGCACACCGAGCGGTAGCCCGTCACCCGGCCCTAGTTTGGATTCGTCAAAGTAACGGTAGATTGGCATAGCTCCCCTCCCCCTTATGAGTCAAGTTTGTCTGTCACATCGAGCCGGAATACCAGTGAGCGATAGGTCGTATCGTTGACCGTGTAGTAGCCGTCGCCACCTTCACTGCTGACTTCCCAACCGCGCAACACTGAGGCCCGTTCGCCGAGTCTCATATCGGCCCGGATCGCTTCACCAACAAGGTCGGCGTATGGCACCAACTCTGCCTCAGCTTCAACCGGATCCTGCAGGGCAACACAGACCCGCACAGCAAAGCGCCACACACGCGCGTTCACTTTGGCCGTTGGATTGAACGTGCCGCCGATGAGCGAGATAATGGCGGCTGGTCGCTCTTGCAGTGAGAAGGGTTCAGCGTCGAGTACATGGAGGCTCGTGATCGTGCTGATGCAGTCAATCAGCCCTTGCCGTGCCGCTACCGCACTCACGAGATACGCCCCAAAGCTTGCCCGAACACCTGACTCAGTTCCTTCTCGGCGATTGGTCGCAGTCGTTCTACCGTGTGCTGTTTGAAGTGCCGCCCCTTCCGCGCTGGTATCGTGACCTTGCGGACCGGATGCCGCGCACCCTTCCAGAACAGCGCCTTTGCTCGTCGAGGTACGATGTCGCGCCGTGGTGACCCCTCGTCAACGGCAGTCGCGTAGGCCACGTTGGTATCCACGATGCCACGTTTGCCTTGCGCTTCAACCCGGCCATTGATCGACCTCGACAGACGGCCTGTCTTGCGTGGCGTCTCACGTTTCATAATGGCGACACCCTGCAAAACGACTGCATGCATTGCATCCGGCAACGTCTTTGGGACCAGGCGTTCAAGCTGGCCGGCAACGCGGGTGAAGTCATCTGCTGCCATCGGCGCGTTCCTTTTCGGCCCGTTGCCTACGTCTGGTTTCCATCATCTTGAACTTGCCGACAGGTATCATCCATTCGAGCGCCATGATGTATCCGTGCCACTGAGACGGCAGCCAATGCGTATCTGGATACTGCGCTAGCACGTCGCGCAGGAGGCTCTTTGCCCTTGCAAGCTCGGCGCGTAGCTCGTCCTCAGTTCGCATCAGAACGCTATCCCGCACATGCTAGAATTGCCTCATGGGTGAGCGTGACTTGAGCCATCGTGACGTATGCAGATACCTGGTAGACAGCCTGCGGGCAGACGGGTATACGCCGGTCCTCTGGCAGATCAGTCCAGCGATCTGGATGGACATTACTGACGAGCTGCGACCTACAGCCATCGTGTTCTCCGCGATTGGCAACGTCAGCCTCTTTGGTATTCCTGTCGATGTTTCATCCGAGCACATGGGTATACAACTCCGACTTATGCCCCAAAGCTAAAAAGCTATCGCGCCTTGCTCGATCCGGTACTGCCTGAGTGCGGCCTTCTGTGGTCCTGTGAGGCCACCAGATGGCACCAGCGTCACGACACCATCCGGCCCCATAGATTGCGTGCCGGCTACTACCCCGCGTGTCTGGTGGTAGCCGGTCGCAACCTCAAGCACGATCTGCTTGATATCTTCCGGCGCGGGTGCTTCGATGGTCACGCCGGTCAGGTAGCGCGTCACCGTCGCCTCCGCACGGTCAAGCACCACCTGCAACAGCGCATCCTTCTCGGCACTCACGCCGATCTGATCCAGGTATTGCCGCAACTCTGACACTGTGCAGATCGTGCTCATTGCCTACTCCTTGCCCTTTTTCGCCGCTGGCTCATCGGTTGCTCGTGTCTGTGCCGAGCGTGCCATGAGCGCCCCGCCTCCTGGTGGTGCCGGCAACGGGCCGTCGCAGACGTACATCAGCCACGGACGGCTCACCAGCACAACCGCGTCCATCTCGGCCCGGAAGGTGACGATGTTGCTCTTGAATCCCAACGCTTCCGTCACATCGACCCGCAGCGCATCGCCGACATACAGCACGACCGCCATTGACCAGTCGCCGACGATGGCCTGACCGGCTGCCAGTGAACGCGACTTGACGACCGGATAGCCGTTGAAGCTTGTGGCGGTGATGACCGGGTTGACTGCGTTGTTGAGGTACTCGTACTGTTGCAGTTCGCCCCAATCGAGCGGGTTGACCACAATGGCATCCACCACGCCACCGGCCCACTCAACGGCAGATACCGCATTGAACAACTGTGCCAACAGATCAGCGCCGGCTGCGGTGTTGGTGACCTGTGCCAGCACGCCCTTCATCTGCGGTGCGATGCCCGTGCCGTGGATCACACGATTCTCTAGCCGGTCAAGCACACCTTGACTCAGCTCCGTCTCAATCTCACCGCGCAGTTGCGGGATGTATTTCAACACCTGCCGCACGGTTTCCTTCCAATGTGCGATGGTCGTTTGGGTGAGTGTTTCGATCTGCCCGGTGTTGGTGCTCTCTGGTTTGGGCTGGCCGAGCGCAACCGACGCTGCATTGTTGGTGAACGTCAGCGGCAGATAGTTGATGTTGTATTGGTTGGTTGGCACCGTGCGAATCAACTCCAGCACGGAATGGCGCCGGCGTGGCTGCGTTGCCTCATTGAACACATCGACGAGGCCGCCAGAGCGATCCAGGTTGCCCGGGATGAATACGGCCTTGCGCTCAGAGAAGCCCGGAAAGAGCTTGGACAGCGGCATGGACTCACGGACATTCATAATGTCGTCAATGCCGCGTTTGAAGGACTTGGACTCGACAACGGTATCGAACCAGCCCTTGCTCGTGTCCAGTGCAAGGCTGGTCCCGATCTGCTGGCGGTCGGTGCGCGCGCGTGCCGGCTCGGCTTCTACCTGCGTTGCCAGATAGATGCCCTTCGCGGATTCGGATTCTTTCGTCCGCTCGTCCGCGCGGGCATACTCGCCCTTCATCCCCTTGAGCTGGATTGTGATCTCGTCCTGGCGTGACTTCTCGCCATCGGACGGCTGTGCGAGTTGTTCGAGCTCTTCTAGCTCATCCACCAATGGCCGCATCTGGCTTTCCAGATGCAGCATGTACGCTGACTTGCTCATTGCTGACTCCTAGGATGGACCTGATGTCCGCTATCAGTTCCACCGTTGGAGTCCTTTCCACCGTGGCAGGTGGACCAGCAACTACAATCGGTTGGAGGTTGTCGGCGCCCAATGCGTCGAACATATTCATAATCTGGCGGGCGAGTTCCACGCCCTGGCGTATCCACGCCATGTCTGTTTCTGAGTGTCTGCGGCCAGCCTTGATTCCTTCCAGCGCGGCTTTGTACTCTTCGAGCAGTGCGAGTGCCTTGCCGAGCCGGACGCGGGTCGCAGGCTGTGCAGCATGGTTGCTGTGGGTCGTGGAAATCTCATAGAGGTACAGTTGGTTCAGCACCCGCGCCGGCTTGCCATCCGCGCGCTTGATCTGCCGGTGTGGTGTGGACTGCAAGACACGGTAGCCGAATGATGCCTGGTAGGGGATGCCAGCCTTGATACCTTGAAAGATTTCATCGGCGCGCGGCGTTGACAGGAACGTTGACACGCTCGACATACCGCCAGTGGCCTCCGGATAGGCGGCTTGCACATCAGACGGCAGATCGGCGCGCGTGACCGGCTCGACTTTGCGAACCACGGCAATCGCTGGTTGCGTTATCTCGTGCATGAACAGATGCGGTATGCTCTCCGGCTTTGCTGTCAGAACGCTAGAGAAGGCAGATACCGGCGTAATATCCCCAACATCGTCCAGGCAGTCAACACTCCACAGCGTCGTGACCTCGCGGCCATCCACAGACAACGCCGGGATATCCACATTGGCCTTGTACTCGATGCGCCCGGCGTCTATGGATTGCAGCGCGGCTACGGCCTCAGCCGCGCGGTAGTCATCATTCATGCTGCCACCTCCGCTGGTACATTCGCTGGTACTTCCAGCACACTGGACACGATTGGGGCGTAATCACAAACACAGGCCGGTGTGTTATAATTCATGGCATCAGAAAGCCACGCATCCGCTGTAACGGACCGTGGCACGACTGACCTATGATGGAGGCCAGTATGCCGATTATAAAGCCCTGTGCGATCTGTGGTGCGCCTGTTCGCCGCAAACCGTCCCACGATGCCCCGCTTGTTGCCTGTTCGCCCATCTGTGGTAAACGGCTGATCCGTCTCAACTATCGAGCAACCCTGTCGGCGCGTCTTGGGGAGGATGTGCTTGATCACATTCGCCGACGCTATGCGGCGGGTGAGTCTCAGAAAGCCATCGGGCTTTCGCTCGGCATCCAGCCGCAACAGACGATCAAACTCTTTGCCGATGCCGGTGTTGAGAAGCGAACATATAGCGAAGCCGTCGCGCTCCAATGGGTTGATAACGATGCGCGACGTGAGCAGACGAGCGCGACGTTTGCGGCGTGGCAGCGTGCCAACCCTGAACTCACGCGCCAGCGGTCCATTGATGCCAACCTGATCTTGCAGCAGCGCCAACCAACCAGCATTGAACGTCGCATGGCATCCGCACTTGAGGCGGCTGGCATCACCGCAGAAGGGCAATACCTTGTCGGTGGCAAGTTCCTCTGCGACTTTGCGATTGTCGGTGCCATGATCATCATCGAATGTGACGGCACCTACTGGCATAGCTCGGTCAAGCAGCAGCGGCGTGATAGCAGCAAAGATGCCTATCTGCGCGCCTGTGGCTTTCGAGTTTTTCGCTTCACCGATCATGAAATTAACCTTGATATTGATGCCTGTATTGCTATCATCACGTCTGCATTACAGGAACTTCCGACATAACAAGTGATTCACTGACGATAGGTGCCCAATCGCACCTACATGCGGGATGCGCTGGCAACTCCGGTGCGCTGTCGAGTGCGTACCGTTTGCCGTCACGCTCCTGGCACTCTGGACACGGATCAGGTCCGGTCAACCACTCAAGCTCGGAGACAATGCCACTGGCCTGGTACGCATCCCGCGCGGCTGTCGTGCTTGCGATTGCTAGCTCTGTGCGGGTGATCAGTGGCGCGCGTGCTTTTGACCGCTCAAACCCAAGCTGGCTGATCTTCTCGGCTATCTGCGCGTCAGACCATTGTTCCTTGTGGCCCTGCTTGATAACATCACTGACTTCTTGCTTTGTGGTGCCAGCCATACCCACGCACCGCTCGGCCAGAATGCCGACCGCGTTATCTATATCGGCAGTATCAAGCGTTACATCCCAATTAAGTTTGAGTGCGGCCTGACGCCATGAGTCAGCATATTCTCGTCGCTCGGCTGGTCCGAGCGTGCCGAATAACGCAGTGCCGTTATCAAGCACATCTTCGAGTGCGACTTGCGCGCCGGCTGGCCCTTCCGAGATGACCAATCGCCGCGCTTTGGCGTACTCGTCCTTGAGGTACTTGGCAACATCTGCATCCAACCGTGGCGTCGGTTTCGGCTTGGCTTTGACGTTATGCACGATACGCAGACTCTTTGCCGCATCCGGCTCGACTGGCTCAACAGGAGGGGGTGGTGTGGGTGGTGTGGGTGGTGTGGTCCCGGTGAAGGCGGCCAGTTGCGGTGGGATTGATGCAGGCTCAACCAGTGCTTCAATCTTATCTGCGGCAGGTTCTTTCAAGCGGTCCATGCCCATACCCTGACGCCGCTCGTTGATTGAGATAATGCCCTGGTCGTAGGCATCCTTCTCCATTGCCACGCTTGCCGTCCGGTCCTCTTGCATGGCCGGGATACCGGACACATCGAAGGCCACACGGACCAGGCCGGCCCGCACATCATTGGGATTCTCATAGAACGGCAGGAAGGCGCGCGTCAGGAAATCGGCCCACTCACTGAGCAAAGTTTCGACTGTGCTTTCCCAGAAGCTATTCCAGGCCTCGTCAACGTTGCTGTAGGTGCCGTGCCGCAGTCCGAAAAACGAGTAGATCACGATTGGCGGGACGCCGAATGGCATTAATATGCGTGACTCAATCAGTTCGCGCAGAATCTCATTGTCGAGTGATTGCAGCTTTGAGCCAATCTCCTGATAGCTGGCATCGTCACTGCCCATCACAACTGGCGCGTTCTGATACTTGCCACCTCGCCCGCGTTCCAGCAGCCACTTCTCTTTGATGGCATCCGAATCTTCCGGTGAGACTGAGCCCTTGATAATCACGATGCCCGGTGGTATGCCTGAGTTCGCAAAGAACGATCGGATATGCTCGGTGTAGGCCAGATCGGATTCAACCGCAGACAGTGCCGAGATCAGTGGAGCCGGGTCAATGTCATTCAGCCGGCGTCTCACGATGAGTTGATCCGGTTGGAAGATCACACGGTCGCCGTAGCCGGGATACCACTCGTAATAGTCCAGCTTGCCAGCCGAGGTATAGAACTCTTTGACGTATTGCGGGTCAAGCGGGTTGACACCAACCAGGAACCCGCTGATGGTGATTGGTTCCAGGTAAACATAGCCCACCGCATCCCATGACATGCTGACAAAGCGCCAGAACGCGGCAGTATCCAGGTGTTCATCAGGAACGCGTATCAGGTCAAGCAAGGGGTGTTGCTCGATGCGTTGCCACTCGTCCGGCCCGGTGGCGCGCTCGACGGTCACGCGCGGCTTGATCAACCGATCAGCCCTGATTCGTAGACAGGCATTCACCAGCTCGTGTGTTCGTGCGATGTGCAGCAAATGCGCGCGGGTGTAGTCCAGCGGGTCAAGCTTGTTCATCGGGATATTGACAATCGGCCCATGCGGATCGCCGAGCTTGACTACCGGCAACTCACCCCACGCTCTGCCGGACTGCCGTGCTGCCAGGTCTGCCGCTACCTGATCGGTCACAGAATCACCCGCGCGTGTCCGGCGCCGGATGCTGGTTGCGGCCTTGGTGAGCAGTTGCATCATGGGTAAAACCCTATTCCGGTTGTCCCGATCTTGAGTTCAGTCAGCGCCCACACGAGCGCATCTAAGCGGTTTGGTGATTGCCCGCTGCCGTCATAGCTGCACAGCTCATCTTCGAGTGGTGCGTACACCCCAACGTGATGAACCTTGTGCTGCTCATAGAGCGCGGCTATCGGCTCTGCGCGGGTCATCTTGCCCCGGCTGGCATGGACGAGTTTCACGACCGGCGCATCCTTGACCGTGCGGATCGTCAAGGACACCATCTCCCCGCCATTATTCGACTCCGCGACGAGGCGATCACATTTGAACTTATGAAACGCCGATACGGCCTCATGCGCCCAGGCTGACGGGCTGCCCTGAATGGTCCGGTCATCGAGGATATAGCCGTGACCATCCGACCCTTTGCCCGCTACCACAATGCCGCACATATCGCCGCCAGAGGTCGCAGACGGGTCAACGCCGACAACGATACGCACCAGATCGGGCACGCTACTCACGCGCGTCTCATCGAGGTTGGCGCGTGTCCACAGCGCCCCCGGTACATCGTCAAGGAACTGGCCTTCTATTTCCTGCCGTGCCATGCGTGCGGTATAGGTCCGTTCCAGTGTTGCCACGAACTCAGATGGAAGGTAGCGATTCTCGCGGGTTGACGAGGTGATGAGCTGGTAGTCCGGTCCACTCTGGACAAGCTTGGCAAGCCAGTTCATCCCGCGCGGTGTGGAGGTAGCCCAGGCCCGGCCCGGTGCCAGCCGCAGCCGGCCAATCATCACCATCCAGGCATCGGCGCTCATCATCGCGGCCTCGTCCAGGTAGAACCAGCCGAGGTTCGGACCACGCAACCGATCAGGGTCATCTGCACTGCGAAACAGAATGACCTTGCCATCCGTGAGTGTTGCAATCAGGTCGGTTTTGTTCCAGTGTTTGAGAATCTCGCCACGCCGCGCCAGATCGAGAAACGTCCTGAGCGTGGCATCCCTGAGCATCGGATAGGTCGGTGCGATCACCATGCCAATCGTCTCAGCCGGCTGGCGTAACACTTCCACGCATCCGGCCCGCGTTTTTCCCGATCCGATGCCACCGATCAGGAATCTGAAACGTGCCGGCGATGTCCAGAACGCATATTGCGGTCCGGTCCGCGTGCGATGTCGCAGAACGCGCGAATTAGTCGGTTGTATCGGTGCTGCTGTCACGTTCCCCGCCTATGTCCACGTCATACGTTCCGATGCTGCCGCCATGCTCGATTCGTTGTTTGAACAGACCGTGATACGTGCCGAGCTTTTCGAGTGCCGATTGCGCGTCGTGCAATTCGATGCCAACATGCGTACTCTTGTCTGTCTCGGTTCTGCTGAACTTCTTGATCAGGTGCATCTTCCCGGCCCGTTTCGCCTTCCCAAGATTGAGCGTTGCTGTCTCAGCATCGGTAAAATCGTCCATCGTGGCCCGCGCATGATCGGCTAATCGCGTGAGCACTTCACCGGCTGGCATGATCTGGTCAATGTGCTCTTTGATAGCGGCTGAAATGCTAGCGTTTGCTAGCAATCGGGCACCTTCGACGTTTGCCGACTTCTCAGCATAGCCAGCCCGCCGCGCGGCCTCGGCCCCGTTCCAACAGTCGCAATAGTGAGCGATGAACAATCGTTGTCTCACGGTCAAGCCTGCCACGTCACGGTGTCCATCCAGGTACTGGCCACGCGGTCTGCGCCAGCGGGTTGCGGTCGCGGAGGTTATCAATCTCCACGGTCACGTAATACAGGTAGCCGTCAGGCCACACGATCAATTCGCCATTGGCGAAAAACTGGCTCGGATTGGTCGGGTTGACTTGCGTCGGTGTGCCGCGTTGACCGGGTGCAGTCCCCTGATAGCCATCCACGCGCCACACCAGCCCGCCAATCGAGCTATCGGCGCGGGTTGCGGCCCATATCACGCCGGCCCGGTCACGGATTAACTGTGGGTTTGTAAAATTGAGTCCAGTGCCGAACGGTGGGACGTCAATCACGATTGGCTCAGTCGGCGCCGCCGGCGGCACTGGTACGCTCGACATGATCAGCGGTAGCCAGATGATGGCGGCAAGGATGTAGCTGAAACGCCTCATTCGGACACCTCATGCTGCCAGATCGCATTGCATCGACGGCATACCTCGAAGGTGCGGTTGTCGTAGTCATCACTCGGCGGCATGACGCGCCACAAGTGATTGCGCCGGGCACAGATGCGCGCGCCCCAGGCCCACTTGAAGTCCCACCAGCGCACATGCAGCCGTTGCCAGAACGTCATGGGCGTCATCAGACCAACTCACTCAGCAATAAGCCTTCGATGACGCCGTCCGGATGCAATCGCAACGCCCCACGCTCAAAGAGTTGCACGCCGTTGGTTAGCGGTGTGGTCCCATACCCTAATGCAAAACGGTCCTTCTGCCAGACACCGCCTGACTTCTCCCAATACGTTTTGAGCCGTGGGTCAACCGCAACGGTGCCCAGCGGTTGGTCAGTTTTATACAGGCTCGCGCGCCAGCTATAGAACTCGTCATCTGACCAATCGCTTGGGTCAACCTTGCGGCCTGCCGGCAGTGCAATAAACCGATGCGTCTCAATCAGGGTATCGGGTATGTGGTAGACCGCGATAAACTCAAGCACCCGCTGGGTCAATGCGTCCATCTGCTTCGAGGTGTAGGCCTCCCCGACCGCATGATGCAACTCTATCCCGATGCTGAGGTGGTTGGCCCAGGCCGGCTTGCAGGAACCAGCGTGCCACGGAACCATGCCAGCCGGCAGGATCTCAACGATGGTGCCATCCTTGCCGATGAGGTCACTACAACTGACGTTCTTGCTGTCACGCAGAAATGCGGCCTCGCCTGCCAGCGTTGACCCTTTGTTGCCGTTGGTCGAGTGGATGACGATTGAGGTTGCTTTGCCTGGTCGCCATCCGGTCCAGTCACCGCTCGAGGATGAGACACGACCATAGCCAAATCCACTTGGGTGGCGTAAGTCTTTGCGGTATCGCTGGTCAAGCTCAGTCATAACAGCCCGACCTGGCGCACGGCCACAAGCACCGCTACAAGCACGGTGATGAACAGGATCACAAGCGCGGACAGCAGCAGCCGGATCAGGAGATGGACCATCACCGTGAGCTTTGCGTCAAGCTCGCTCATACCGGCACCATCGCCGCGTTAATCAGCGCTGCGGCCTGGTCTAGTGATTCTTTCTCCCAGTGACTACCAATGATTTTGAACTCGCGAATCCGATCCGTCTCCATCGCAATCACAAGTCCCGCAATCATCAGACACCAGCGTCCGGTATGAAGCTCGACGGTCGCTATCATAAGTACCCCAGCCGTTGCAAGAGGATCAGAATGACTATCACGATGGCAATCACCATGATCACATTGCGCAGTATTTGTTGCATGGGGATGAGCGTCAGAATCCAGCCGAGTAAGGCCAGAATGACCAATGCCACAATCAGGAAGATCAGTCGGTCCATCACGCCTCAGACTGAGACGGTCAGCCCGAGTGCATAGAGTAAGCCGGTCGCAAACGCTACGCGTTCAAGCTGACCGG